CCCAGTAAAGAGTTGTATTTCCGTTCCACATATGGTTTGTATAACCATTAACCTCACTACCGTCTTCATTAGAAAGAAACCATTCTAAAAAGCTGTTAGACTTGCCCAGTTCCGGGCCAATAATCGCAGTTTTAATAATCTTTGTTCTACTACTATTTTTCTTAATCCACTCAGATGCTTTTCGTTTACTGGTGCCATATGCGTCATTGTCAATTTCACAATCTGTTCCAGGATGGATAATCATGCAACCTACATTTTGGTCAAGCCATATAGGAAGATCCACATTTATATCGAACTCATTTGTCCTTTGATGTATAGCCCCAATACAGTTAACTACACCATCTTTTCTTGTCTCTCTAATAAATTCTTTGAATTCTTCACTAGGCCACCTATGCTCAGTAGTAATTATATTATAGCCTTTTTCTTCAAAGACTTTAGCCACCATATGTCCTAGCATTCCTGTGTGGCCTAAGATCAAAATATTCATAGTAACATTCCAATATTGTTAGGTAAATAATCATTGTTTTCTACTTTGATTATATTTGTTTTGTACACATCTTCTTCAAATAACTCTTTGCCTTCTAAAACCTTTTTTCGTATATACTCAATATCTATTTCATCGCTGTTAAGTTCTTGATGAGAAAAAGAGTTCAGTTTATTTTTTATATATTGCGCATCACCAAAGTAAGAAAAATGCCAACCTCCTGGAACTTCATCAAGCATTAGTAGCTTTGACGATAAATTATTTCTAATTAGTTCTGGCTCTTTAAAGTTTCTATAGTACCCATACTTGAAAGCTCTCGCCTTATGCCATTTCCACTCAAACTTCACAGTAGGATTGTAGTAGTACATATCTTGAAATAATTGATAAGCCCACTCATTGCTATTGATGTGTGATATTACTTGCTTGTCCCAAATTTCGTCTACATCGCTAATAAATATTATATCATCATTTTGTAAACTTAGTTGCCTTAATCCTTTATCTATACTGTTTCGTTGATATCTTTCTCTAGCCCAGTTATCCGGACCTTCCGGCATCCAGTTCAACTTTACATGAATTATTGGATAATCTTTATATCTATCCTTGTTTTCCTCATAGTAAAACGGTTTATTTTTACCAGTAAAGGTTGTGGACCCTTCGACCAGCACGAACATATCTACAGTATCTCTAAGCTCTGCTAGTCTAAAATCTAACATCTTGAATTCATTGTAAAAGGTAAAACAATCTACAATCAAGATCTATCTCCTATGAAGGCTCTTTTTCTTCCTTCGATATTTACTTCTTCTGGATCTTCTGGTCTTGCGACAAACCAAGCTTTATATCTTTCTTCTTCCGCAAATTGCTCAGACATTATAGAAAAAGTTAAAGCTCTTCTTTCAAAATTTACTTCTGGAACACCATGAAAAGAGGTTGCACTATTTTTGAAAACTACTGCTCGGTTATATTTTGGTAGTAATTTGTGCGTGCACTTTTCTCTATCGTCATCCCAAATTTCCAAAGGGCCTATCTCCCAGTTTTGTTGTGTATACAATAAAACCGTCCACTCTTTTCTTCTGTTTGTAGTGGGGCATTTTCTAGCGTCACTATGTATTAACTGAAAAGACCCTGGAAGCATTGTTCTCATACCAGACCATCTCATAGTTTCATCAGGAATAAGTCCAGTTCCGATTTCTTCGAAATGGTCTAAAAACTCTTCGCTATGAAAGTAGCCCATAATCTTAGAAATACTGTCCGGCATATCTTCTAGTTTACTTATTCCCCTCATACCTTGCTCAAGTATGTTTGGGTTGCCTTCTATAGTTGGGTGGCCTTTGTGCCATCGAGGGTCTTCAGGGTCAGGCCACTTCGCGGCAATCTCATCTATTACTTCCTGTTTTAGAAAATTATCTATAACCCAAAAGTCATAAGGATAAGTATACTGATGTCTTTTACGGTTTGGGTTTAAAATATCCATATCTTTGTAATACTTTATCAAGTTCTACTTTACTTATCACAGTTGTGTCGCTTGTGTACTCTCCCACAGGATTTTTAGCAAGCTGTTCATAATGCATTAAGTATACTTCATGTTCTTCTGAGTAAAAAGTTCTGGAAGCCTCCTCTTGGGAGACCATCATTTCGTGAAGCTTTTCTGAAATTCTTGGAGTACCTTCTACAAACTTTAATCCAAACCTCTCACTGTAAAGCTCAAATAAGTCTTTTACTAAAAACGATTTGATTTTCGGTATTACATTATACCCGTCTACTTGAAGACCGACTTCTACTAAATCCATCGCTTCTTCAATATCAATCATAAACCTAGTCATTTTATTAGAAAACAGAGTAAGAGCGTAGTCTTTCTCTATAGCATCCCACATTAATGGAATGATACTGCCAGTAGAGTTTAGCACGTTACCATACACAGCAGTTGATAAATTTACAGAAGATCTGTCTGAGTTTACAATAAAAGACTCTCCTGCTACAAATTTCATCGCACCATAAAGAGTAGTTGCAGCTCGTGACTTATCGCTTGAAATAAAACAAGCAGAAGTCATTCCAGCTTCTTCTGCGGCGTATCTGGAGTTTAAAGCCCCGTCAACAATAACTCTTACAGATTCTTCAACATTTTGATCTACGGCACCTATCTGTTTGAGTGATGCTCCAAAAATTCCAATATTGTGACCTTTTGCAGACTTTGTAAGTAACTCTCGGTTTCTTATATCGCCTATCACACAATTAACTTTAGGAAATTGTTTCTGCAAGTAATAATGTTTTGCTTCGTCTCTCGAAAAGATAGTTATTTCGTTATTGTCGTAGAATCTTCTTACTAAATTACTGCCTAAATATCCTGCCCCACCTGTTATAAAAATTCTACTATTAGTAATCATCTAAAATAGCCTTGATCTCTTCTCGATCGTAAAGTTTTTTGTCCGCCATATAATTAGCGTAGTCTCTCCAAATAATATTTTTGTCTTCGTATGTCATCGTTATCGGGTGTGCTGGCATACGTACAAAAGTCAAACCAAAATTTTCATCCATCGTGTAAGATTCAAAGTCTGTTTTAGTAAGTATATGATATAAAACTTTGTAAGAGTCGCTACACCTATTCCTAGCAGTATACTTTGCATCCGGAGGAATCATATCATGAAGTATAATCCATTTATTAGCTATCTTCACTGAATTATTAAAATCTCTTTCTACAAAGGGAGCATCATGACAAGCATCAATAAATACTATATCAAATTTTTCGTCCCCATGAGACTCAAAATACTCATCAGTAGTACCGGTAAAGTCAGTTACTCCATTAATATCAACCCCTCTTTTACGGGTAGCATTCATTTTTTTAATATTTCTATTATCTCGTGTTCCTAACTCTAGGTAACTACTTTCTTTTATTAGTTGTGTTTCTGATAAAACATCACAACCTAAATCCATTAGTATTCTTAAACTGTTAACTTGCAAAGCGTATTAGCTCCTTATATTTTTGGTAACGAAACTGATCTAAGTTTATATGGCTCTGGGAGTAAGGTAAAAACTCGTCTCCCGTGCTTGGTCCTAAATCGTAGTTATAAGTTTCTTCACCTATCATTCTTTTCGGCTGTAAAGTAAATTTTGGAACGCCATTCCATTTAGCTTCACAGTGTTGTTTAGAAGTAGGGGGTCTTTTCCATCCCGATACTTCCCTTCTAAACTCTACTTCACTGGTAAGGTACATTGCTATGTCTGCTTCCAGTAGTCTTGTGTAGAGGTCATCGTCTTCAAAACCTCCACCTAAAAACCTTTCATCCATCATGCCTATTTTTCTAAATAGTTCTTTTTTGAACCCAAAGAAACCTAAACGATAAAGACCTACTAAACCATATCCTTGATTTATTTTATCTATAAATACATCAAAGTGATGCTTTTTAGGACTTACTTTATCACTCATCATTAATACTACTTCAGTAGGACACTCTACTGTACAAGTATTTACTAACTTAGAAAAAGACTCAAACTTACTTCCATCATAATATTCGACTTCATGGTCTTTTCCTAGATATTTAAAGACAGTTCCTTGCATATGGGGTCTGTTACTAATTAAATAACTTTTGTACATCAAAACCTCATATGTAAATAACTTTGCCACCTCATCCAGTGCGGGTAAATAAAACTCTCTGAAGTAGGTAAAAATTTAGTAGCGACTGAAGGACCTAAATCATAATCATACTTTTCTTCTTCAAACATTCTTTTAGGAGCTAGAGTTGTCTTTGGTATACCGTCCCACTTATCGTAGCAATGCTTCCAACAATGGTTTGTTTGATTCCAAGTAGAATCTCCATACCTATATTCTACGTCATGCGTTAAGTACATAGAGATATTGGCTTCAACTAATCTAACATACAAGTCATCGTCTTCATAGCTTCCACCTAAGAATCTCTCATCCATCATACCTATTTGACGAAAAACTTCTTTTTTAAAAGCAAAAAAAGCTAGTCTGTATAATCCAACTAAACCATGTCCTTTCTTTAGTAGGTCTAACGCTAGTTTAAAATGTTGCGGTTCAGGACTAACCCTGTGGCTCATAATAAAAACTATTTCTGTTTCAGCAGCTTCTATACAACTATTTACTAACTGTGAGAAAGATTCGTAACCATTTCCATCAAACCAAGTTACTGGCTCTTTAGGTATGTACTTTGTTACTTCTTTTAAATCTTCTCGGTCTTTTGAAATTAAATAACTACTGTATTCCATTAATCTTCTTTTCTGTGAACAATTATATCTTCAATAAGTTGTTGTCGAGACATTTTATTAATAGAGGCGGGCTCGTAGCCCACCTCTTTGCACGCTATATTTACCAGCATATAATGCGGCATTAGCTTTAGTATCCAATTTTTTATACTATTTATCATTTTAAACCTGTGAGGTGATGACCCCACTTACCCCATGCCCAGTGAGCTACCCAACCAAGTACAAATGCAATTAAAAGATCCATATTTATTTCCTTTTTCTTCTAAGATCAGTATCATGTTTCTTAGAACCGCGGATGAAAGAGTTCACACGTGCGTGAGCCCAGCGTGACATAGTCATGCCGGGTCGTGATCCGCTAGAGAGAAAGGCACCTTGTCCTCGACGATACACCTTTGTGAGTGTGCCTAGAGAGTACCCGCTACGCTTTGCTTTTGTTGAAAGCGATTTACGAACTGCGGGTGAAAGAGGTTTAGCCGATCTCCGACGCTTTGGAGCGGCTTTTCTTTTACGACTAGTAGTTTTACGTCTTTTACGAATAGCCATAGCAAGTTTCCATATCTTTGCTAATAAATAGCAATAGGGCCGGGGGCGCAACGCTTTAAGGCTGTGGACGCCACCCCCGAGGGAACGGTTGAAGGGCTTGCGCGGCTAAATGCAAGTCTTACGCTTCTGATACACCGTTCTATAAAATGGCAAGTTGCTTGCCATGCGCACAGTTGGCGCACTATGGAACTATTATATGATACCTAAGATCAAAAGTCAAGAAATTTTTTTCTCCGGGTCTCACGAAAAATGTGACGAAGTTCTCAAAATTCATCATCGAAATATTCTTCGTCACGATTTATTTCTTCAGCAATAGCTTGAAGTACAAGTTCATACGCTTGCTCGTAACTAATATCAAAGCGATACATTGCCTCCCGTGTAATCTCTTCTTCGGGTTCACCCCACATTGCGAGGACTACGCTTTCAATATCGTGTTCTAAACTTAACATTTATCTTCTCATTTTAGCAATATCTTTCATATGCTCTTCGTCCACTATCGGGACGGCGTTGCTTTTGTGCATGGTTCCGATACCTTTAACAAAGGTTCCGGTGTAACGTGGCGATTCCACTCTAGCGGCAACTCCAACTGTGTCGGAGGCACTTCTGTATTCAGGGGTGTCTCGTCGATAAGGCTCTGGAGCGTTTGATCGAACTGCCTTGAAAGTTTGTCGAGTGCGTCGAGTAGTCTTTTTCTTTCTGCCACTTGTTGTGTGATTAATTGATCCATTGACTATCACCGTCCTTGGCCTCGGTACTTTTTATAGGACCGACGCTTATTTTTGTTCATTGATGCTGTTTTGACCATAGAGTTCTTGCCACTCTGTGAGGTCTTTTTGATTTTAGGTACGTGAATTGCTTTTCCAAATACTGATCTTTTAGCCATTTTCTTCTTCCATCTCCAGTAATAGGTTAATATAATGTTTTGCTTTGTGAAGGTCTGCACGACCTCCTTTGTTCCGCCACCGAGTAACATATTTAATTACATTACCTTCGATATATGGAATATTATTCTTGTGGATAAACTCTACAGGCTGGATAGAGAACTCCAAGTAGTGATTGCCGCCAGCCTGCTCGTCAAATGCACTCATAAGTCGCCTTCTGCTCTGTTCTCGCTACGAAACACTTCGAAACCGTTAGGGTATCGAGCCTCTAGCTTCTCAATATTCTCGAACATAATCTCGTCCAAGTTGTAGCCAAGTGCTGTAGCAGCATTAGCTAAATACCAAAGAATGTCTCCGAGTTCACGCTTCATATGATAGCGTTCTTTACGATTGAACTCTTTGCCCTGAAAGACACACTTCTTTACAATTTCTGAGAACTCACCGTTCTCGCTTGACATACCGATTGCCGCAGTAAGCAACAGAGGTATGTTTACCATCTCGTGTAGCTCTGCTGTAACTTCAGCAAACTCACCAATAGCCTTTGATGGTTCGCTGGTTACGCTGTACACGAAACTTTGATAATCATTTAATTCTGACATTTGTTACTCCTCTCATTTACAGGAACTATTATAATGGATGTGGGTCGAGAAGTCAAGAACTTTTTTGGCGTTGAACCTACGCAAAAATAATTCTTGACGTCGTTAGGTGGTCGATGATATAATATTCCCTGTGAGTCGAGCTGGATTTTCCACAGATTCACATTTAACCCGTTAACTATAACGCTTCCGAAAGGGGCAATCAATCTTACTGAAAAGGAGAAAGATATGACATCTAAACTAGATTTGGAGAAGTTCTTCGTGGGCTTCGATAATTTTTATAACCATCCATTAATGCACCAGAAACTAGACTATCCTCGCTACAACATTGGTAAAGTAGTCGAAGGATACTCACTTATGCTAGCACTACCTGGCTGGACCACAGAGGCTATTAGCGTCCAACTTCACAATGGTGAGCTCACCGTGAAAGGAGTCAAGCAAGACTCAGAAACAGACATTGAGTGGTTGCATAAAGGTATTTCTGGAAAAGCATTTG